ATGTACAGAATCACAAAGGTCTTAAATCACAATACAGTGCTTGCGGTAAAGGACAAGAGCGCAAGAGAATATCTTATTGTCGGAAAGGGTGTGGGTTTTGGAAAGAAAATTACACAGTCTGTCGAGCCAACGGAAGAGGATTCACTGTATGAGCTGACCCAGACAAGGGACAGAGGTCCGGCAAAGGACATAGTAAAATCCATAGAGCCGGAGTATCTTGAGATTGCAAACACACTGCTTGATAATGCAGAGCATGAGTTTGGACATATAGACAGAAGCATATTATTTCCTATGGCAGATCATATAGCATTTGCTGTAAAGCGTATGGAAAACAAAGAACAGATCAGCAATCCTTTAAACGATGACATCCGTGTGATGTTTTATAGGGAGTACAAGATAGCTGAGAATATACGCCATATACTAAAGGATAAAAAACAAATTGATATAATTGATGATGAGATCGGCTACATTACTCTTCATATTCATACATCCTTAAACAATTCAAAGGTATCGGATGCCATGGAGATGGCGGCAGCAGTTCGAAAATGCGCCACATTTATAGAGGAAAAGATTGGAAAGCACATAGATGTCACTACTATGGCCTACAACCGCCTCATGAACCATATCCGCCACATGGTATCAAGAGCCGCGACCGGAGAAAAATTAAAGGTTGATCTCAATCAGTTTATCGAGAAAAATTATCCGGAGTCATTCGCACTGGCAGGTGATATATGTAAGGAGCTTGGAAAGGACTTAAATCATGAGTTTTTGGACAATGAGACAGGCTACCTTGCCATACATATCGAGCAGATTAAGTGTGATGAGATGGTAAGTGAATAATAAAATGTGAAAACCTTCCTGCACATTAGGTTATGTACAAATCTCTTGCAATGTGGTACACTACATAGTTGTATCAACAAACATCCGATACACAAAATACATATGAAATCAATTTAAAGGAGATATATATACCATGAAACTCGGCATCGTCGCTACGAGGGGTATTTAACATAGTTCATTATATCCTCACAAACCGCAACATACCTCAATTTTACGATGTTTCACACGAAATCTTAATTTTATATAATTCGTTATATATTCACATAAATAAACAAAAAATGGTACACTATTGGTACATGAATGGTACATGGAAAAACCTTATGCATGACAATAATTAGAGAAGAACATGGAAATGCTCTTCTCTTTTTTTATGCCACAATTTAGGCATAAGGAGATGATGTTATGTTTGATGACAGTGTAAGAGAACAAATATTTGCTAAAAGTGAGTTACAAAAAATCGACCTAATGACATTGTCTCTCGTCATTAAAGCAATCGAAGAGGTTTTGGAGGAAAGAGAAAATGAACATGCCGTATCAGCAACCAATGATGAATTATACACCTAATTATGGAGCATATCAGTACAACCCAATGGCAAACTATCAGAGATACCAACAGCCCGAACCAACACAAGGCATAAGTGGCAGAGTAGTACAGGCAGTTGAGACTATCAATCCCAATGAGGTGCCAATGGATGGCAGTGTAGCATTTTTTCCAAAACAGGATTTAACAGAGATATATGCCAAGAGTTGGAATGCTGACGGAACAATACGCACATTGACTTTTAAGCCGGTTTTAAATGATAAGACAGACATTTTATCGGGTGACACGGAAAAACTTGAATTTGACCTATCAGAGAAAGCCACAGAGGGTATTATGGCGAAGCTCAACGAACTATCAGAGAAAATTGAGCAATTATCTTTAGGGGCACAAAGAAAAACTTCACGAACACAAAACAAGGAGAGTGAAAAAGCATGAATGTAATGGGAATAATGCAACAGATAATGAGCAATAACCGCGTAATGGGAAATCCAATGATTAAGAATGCAATGAGCATGGCTCAAAGCGGAAACAGCAAGGGAATTGAGCAAATGGCAAGAAACCTATGCAAAGAAAAAGGCATTAATCCTGATGATGTAATGAAACAGATTAGAGGTAATTTTGGGATATAGCATATGAGAGAACGTGCGCACGGCTCTTTATGAAATAAATTTTGGAGGTAAAACAGATGTTCAACACAGGAAATTGTCCAAGCGTACCTATCGTGGCGAATTTGGACGGAAACAACGGAAACAACTGGAATGACGGCTCATGGCTTTGGTTCCTTATCGTAGTATTTGCGATATTTGGAGGCTGGGGTAACGGCTTTGGTGGTTTCGGTGGCACTAATGGCGGTGTCGGCAGTGAAATTCAGAGAGGTTTTGACAATCAGGCGGTTATCAGCAAGTTAGACGGCATTTCCAACGGACTTTGTGACGGCTTTTATGCCATGAACAACAGTATGCTCACAGGCTTTAATGGTATTAACACAAATATCATGCAGACCGGCTACGGCATACAACAGGCAGTAAACGCTGATACAGTTGCTAATATGCAGAATACCAACGCTTTACAGTCACAGCTTGCTAACTGCTGCTGCGAGACAAGAGAAGCTATACAGGGAATTAATTACAACTTAGCAACTAACACTTGTGCTTTACAGAACACAATGAACAATAATACAAGAGATATTATTGACAGCCAACAGGCGGGAACAAGAGCAATTCTTGACTTCCTGACAAACGACAAGATTGCAACCTTACAGGCAGAGAACAACGATTTACGCAGAGCTGCTTCACAGGATAGACAGAATGCACTTCTGACTACTACAATGGCAGCGCAGACAAATCAGATTATTGATGCAGTAAGACCTACACCGGTTCCATCTTTCCCGGCTTCTAACCTTTATGGTTATGCATATGGCTGTGGTTGCAATACCGGCTGTAATTGCTAAAACTGAATAATTGAGTATCTTAATTGAGTTAACTCGATTATGTCTGCTAAGCAGTATTACTTGATGTTACCGACATAAATGTCGGGAAGATAAAGGGCAGACTATAATGTTTGCCCTTATTTTGTGAAAGAGAGGTAAAAATAATGGAAATAACAGGAATTGCATTACAGACTGTTTCAGCCGGAGAAGATGTGGCATTTACAGAGACAGCCGTAAACGGAACAAAATGTATCGTACACAGGACTGGAAGCGGAATTATCAAGTTAAGAGGTATTACAAATCAATGCAAAGCTAGATTTTTAGTATCATATTCCGGCAATATTCAGATACCTACAGGCGGTACAGTTGGAGCTATTTCACTTGCCATAGCAGTAGACGGAGAGCCTTTACAGTCAACACGAATGATAGTTACTCCGGCAGCAGTCGAAAATTTATTTAACGTTTCGGCTCAGGCATACGTGGATGTGCCTTGTGGCTGTTGCAGTACTGTAGCGGTTCAGAATACATCGGCACAGGCTATTGAAGTACAGAATAGTAACTTAATCGCTGTTCGTGAAGCGTAGGGGGTGAGAGTATGCACATTGAAAGAATGCACAAAATGCAAGAGTGTCTTACAGAGAAAGCTGTCAGCGAGTTTGAAAAGGGTATTGAGAATGTTGACACTTCCGAGATGGGACAGGTCGTAGATATGATAAAAGACCTTGCAGAAGCCGAGTATCATTCAATAATTTCCAAGGCTATGAAAAAGGCTGATGAAGAGGAAGAAGAGTACGACAAAGAACTTCTAAGAAGCCTTAAGGCAGAATATGGCGAAGAAAGTGGCAGAAGATATTACGACCAATATCGCTATGCAAATGGCAGATTTGCCCCTAAAGGCCGTGGAACACGTAGAGGATATGAAGAGCCACCATATTATCATATGCCGGTAAACTACAACGACATGGAGTATATGCGTGACATGGATAAGAGCCAAGGTAAGATGTATTACTCTGAACCAATTGCACCACATGTGAGTGAAAGCAATTATGACAGGGCAAAGAGACATTATACAGAGACAAAAGAAATGCACAAAGGAGTCTCTACAGAGGACAAAGAGCATAAAATGAAAGCCCTTGACATGTATATCCGTGAATTAAGCGGAGATATATCGGAGCTTTTGAATGACATGACACCCGATGAACGCAACCTTTTACGCACGAAGATGAGCAATCTTGCGTCAAAACTGTAATTATTAGGGCTATGGGTAGTAATGCTCATAGCCATTTTTAGAGGGTATAAGCATGGATATAAGAGTTAATGATACATTGTGGCGCATACAATTTAAAAAGCCCGCATCAAGCGAATTAAGGCGGTCTGACGGCACAATAAGTTTGGGAGTGACCGACAACACAACTAAGACAGTAACGATAGTTGATAATGTGTCTGATTACATGGCCGACAAGATACTATGTCACGAGCTGGTGCATGTGTACTCGTTCTCATACGGCTGTGACATTGACATAGAGACAGAGGAAATAATCGCAGACTTTATGAGCTTGTACGGACGGAATATTGTATACACGGCTGACAGAATATTTGATTTATTGGAGTGGAAATATGGATAGAATAGACAAACTATTAGAATACATACACCGGACTAATCCGGAAATGACACGGCAGAAATTGATTGAAGAACTAGGAGAGAGTGACTACAGTGCCAAGAGCATTTATTTTTTGGCGGTTCAAAATTCAAAATCCCAAAAATTTTAGGATGAAAAAGGTGCCCCCCGTACCTTTGGATTTTTCAATTTCAAAAATCCGTTCGCGAAATTTTACGAAAACTTGCCGAGAACTTGCAAAGAACTCGCACCACACTTTAATTGAGTGAAGTTTTCTGAAAATTCAAGCAATTTCCATGAATTGGTGCGCCTGACTCGTAACATGTCACATCCGGCACGGCTTGACGGCTCGAACCTCTACAGCAATGCTATAAGACATTGTAAACGGCTTGTTTTGTGGCTTATTATAGCACGCTTGATAAAATCCACGTTAGCACGCTCAAAAACCCTTAAAACGTCAAATACACGGCTTCAAATGTGTATATCATAAAATCATAGAATATTTTTGTTAATTTGTCAATGTACTACAGCACCCGGACTTATAGCCGGACAACTTGCGACAGCTCGACAGCACGCCAAAAAGGGATATAAAAATATCCCTAATGATAACAAGTAATATATTTTCTGGCCTGATAGTCACAAAATAATGTGACCGGGTGAACGTGCACACGTTTTTCGACAACTCGCAACCATTCACCGGACCTTTGAACTGTTATTTTTAACTCGTGTGACTCCATCCATTCTATACAGTTGTATTTGATATAACTAAAGTCACTTATTTTTGGCATGTCATAGCCTAGCGCCTTGACTCGCTTATATATTTCCTTTTTTCCTAAATATTCATAATTAGACATAATACACCCCCTTAACTATAACAAGCCTTGATTATTGGGCTTATATAATTCTCGTGGTTCAAGAAATTAATAAAAGCCGTCCGGCGGTATTCCTTGCCACTGATGAGCGTTAATACATCGTCACACGTTCCAAAATTAGCGGTATATTTAAATATATCCGTTATAGCTTTACGTGTGGCGCACTCGCTTGCCTGATATTCCGGCGCGCTTTGATATTTGCCGTTGTAGCGTGCTTTTATTTCACGTTCTACAGCGTCAAGGCTTTTTAGTTCGTTGTCCATTCATTAACCCCCTTTTCTGTTTTGGTACATGGTTTATAAGCTGTTTTTTGACCTTTTCGCGGCCTGTCGTGCGTTAATCTGTTTTTATTAGGTGCAATAACGCAAATCACCTATAAGGGCGCACAATTATTTGTTCAGGCGTTGCACCTCTTGAGCCTGATATAAATATAAAGGCATTTATAAGACCTCTTGACGCGATTATTTACCGGGCGCGCGGACGGAGTGCAATATATACGGCCGTAAAGCCGTATAAAAGCACCTATAAATTAAATACATTAAATTAATAATATAAGACCTGAAAAGCCTTATATATAAAGCTAATAGCCGGACTTGCATTGGCTGGAATACCTTTGTTAATTTGTATTGCTATTAGCTAAATAAAAACTATGTTAATTGTATCCGTCAAATTGTAGAGCTTTTCACAATTAGCATTGCAAAGAGCTTCTTTTTTGTCGTTGTCTGAAATATGCAATTAGTTATATTCATAATATCCGCTCTCATAATCAAACATATATTTGCACCTCACAAATTAATAAAAAAATAAAAATAAACCGCCATACCCAATAACAAGGCATGATATAAAAAGGCTTAAAGCCTTTAAAAGCTCGATAAAATCTCTCATATTGTGCCCCCTTAAATCCATGCTATTTCATTGTAAATATTTTCATATGCCGGAAAATATTCCGGGCACAACGCGCAAAAATGTAATTGCATGTTTTTGGCCTCCGTTGGTGTCTTGCCGTTGTGTAATGCTTGACAAAACATATTTACGAGTTTAGAAACCATTTTACTGAACTTTTTGAGGTTCAAATAGTCATCTAAATACATTACAGTAAAATAATAACTATATGGCTTACTTTTTATATATAAATCCTTTAACCTGAAAAGAGACTCTAAAAAAGCTTTTTCGTTGTAACTATTGGCGCAAAATTCATAGCCTTTGAAGCCACCATCGAAGTTTACAACGCTATAGTTTAAATTATTTCTTTTTGCTATTTTTTCAATTTTATATCTCATATATTTACACCTCTTTAATATAAAGCCGGTGAACTCGCACCGGCTTAAATGCTAATTACTTGTTGTCGTTATCAAAATTTAGTTCGCCGTTTTGCTCCATGCTGTCGAGTACTTCACTAATTGCACTTGATAGTAAGTTGCATCTAATTGTTACATCGCACCATTCAAAATCCTCGGCGAGAAACTTCTCACCAACGATATTTTTGTCAATTCCAAGATTTCCAACGGCATCGTTAAGCTTATCTATATTGTCGATAACATAGTCTCTAGCTGTTAAGCGGTTCATAGTATAACTACCGCTCGCGTTGCCGGTTACGCTGTCGCAAGCCCACAACTCGTCATTTAAGTAGTTCTCCAGCTCGTCACGGTCTGAAAAATCAGAAATTGTTATTTCATCGTCAATATAATTTTTTACATCCTCTTTGATTGCTGATAAATAATAGTATTCCATGTTTACACCTTTTCCCACGTATGTTATAATATACGCGCCTTTCATATTATTTTGTTTGGTGCCTGTCGTTCGGTTGGTAGCTCCGCGACAGGCTTTTTTATTTTGTTCCTTGTCTTTCGACTTGACATTATAATAACACTGCATTTATGTAATGTCAATACATAAATTAAAAAATATTGCAATAAAATTTAATTACATTAATGTAATAATAAAATCAATAATAAATGAATTAATGCATATAATAAGAAATAACTATTATTATTTATATTATGTAATGAATTATTATTGACATAATAATTTAATTATTATATATTTATGTATAGCAATATTATTTATAGTATTATTGCCAGTGATTATTGATATTATTAATTTATATAATGAGGTGTAAAAAATGGACGAAAAGAAAATTATTGAAAACTATAAAAAGCGTATACAGAAGCAGAACGACAGAATAAGAGAGAGTTACGACAGAATAAGCGTTACTTTGCCAAAGGGCACAAAAGACCGGATACAGGCGCAAGGGCTTACAATTAACGGTTTTGTCAATCAATTAGTATTGGACAAGCTGGACGAGCTGGAAAGCAATAACAATGAGTGCCCATTCTAAAAATTATTGCAATTATGTATTGCATTTATGTATTTAATATGTTAATATAATGTCGTAGCAAATAAACAGTTTAATTAATGAGGTGGGGAAATGAAATATCAAGACAAAACGAACAAGTTTAACACTTGCACTGTAGCAAGTAAAACATGTAAGTTGGGCGGTTGGTGTAGCTCATGTATGTATGCTTATCCCGGCAATGCTGCAATTAGTGGCAAGCCGGAGAGCTATAAAGATGTTTGCACCATGTCAGAAAAGAATTAATTGGAGGTATAATGAGTATGAATATTAACAGAATTAAAGTCGATAATTTTTGGATTAGTTTTGATATTGAAAATGTAAAGGCAAAAAGAAACGGCAAGACTTTTGAAGAGGTGCAAGCCGTGGTAACCTACACCAAAGGCGGTAAAGAAATAGCAAAGATTTATAAGCTAGGCAATTTTGAGTATTGCGCGAAGCTCTTAAATAACGATTTTGCAAGAAGTGAAGCAGTCCGGATTATTAAGAGCCACGACACAAGCAAATTTAGCCCTTTTAGAGATTAAAAAATTAAATATTGTTTTTCAAAAAGTCGGTTTTTGTGACCGGCTTTTTATTTTTTATATAATATAATTAATATATATATATGTGTGTTTGATGTGGTATATATTAATCAATACAGTTGTTATTATATATCCAATAATCAGTATATTGACAAAATAAGTATATTTGATTATTATTATCTTAAATTTAATTAATAAGCGAATGCCGGTTAGCTCGTATCGTTTGGAATTACTCCAAGCGGTGCGGGCTTTTTTATTTTGGCTTTTTGGGGGATGTGCTGCGATGTCAGAACAGATCGAGATTTATGAAAACGATTTATTATTTTATCTAAATGAATTTTGTGAAGTAAATAAGATTGAGGATATTAAAAAAGAGTCTCAAAGCGTATGGAACAGTGCTTTGTATTATATCCAAAAAAAGTTATTTGATAGTAATTATTTTAAATCAAAAGAAAATTATAAATTAGATAATGGCATGTATAAAGAGAGTAACTTTAATAGTTATAATTTTGAATTAGTTATGTATGTATTAGATATTTATATCTATGACATGTGTATGAAGTATGATAAAGAAGTTAGTATATTGGGGTTTAGTTCTTTAACTGGTATTCCTGATAGTACTATTTACGACTGGGGTAAGAATACGCTAAGCCCGATAGCATCGGAGATTTTGGAAAAACTGAGAAAATATCAGGAAGAAAGTCTCTCAAATAAGCTCGTGACCGGGGCAAAGAACCCAGTTGGAGTTATTGCAATACTTAACCGCCGTTATGGTTGGGCTTCACCATATACAAGCGACAGCAGACAGCAAGCGAGAGCATTAACGGCTAATGAATTACCACAGTTAGGCGGTGCAAATAGTCAGACTATTAAAGCATTCCCGAATGATAACATGGTTGATAATGCCAAGTAATTGTATATACAATAGGCACAATTCTAATCCCTTGATTTACAAGGCTTTGAGAGCTATTGAATTATTACAACTATGCACAAAACAGTTGTTTAGCGAAGAGTTAAAAGGGTATAGATAAATTGTATGTGCAATAGATACAATTTAAAATGCTTGATGTTTTAGAGCTGAGTGGCGCACGTATTAGGTGCCCTGGGGGTGTATGTGAAAAGTGAAAAACCGCCCCGCTTAGCCCCCAAAATATCCGCCAAAACAAAAAGGCCTTTACTCATACCTCAATCGCACCAAGCAGTATTTATTATTATAACATAAGTTATATATTAATTAAACAACATACACAATAATAATATATATACATACAACTATGATTAAATATTAGTTATATATAATATATAACAGTAAAGGAGCTAACAGTGATGAAATTAACAGGATTTGAAACCAACAAAATTAATTCCGATATGGTAAATCACCCTAGCCACTATAACTTGCCTAATCGTAAAGAGTGCATTGATGAAATGATTGACATTTACGGGCTTAAGGATGTGGCTAAATGGTGTGAAATTACTGCATACAAGTATAAATATCGTGCCGGACATAAAGGTTCTGTGGCTGAGGATATGAGCAAGGCAGAATGGTACATGGATAAAGCTCGCGAACTTAAGTCTAAGCGCAAATGGAAGATTTTCGACAAGATTGTTTATAAATTCATGCCAATGTTTCTTAAGGGCCTGTATACATGGATAATTTTATTTTGTATGTTTTACGGAATACTCTTTGCTGACCGATGCTCAATGGTAGTCTCAATAGTGTTTTTAGTTCTTGCGTGCATAGCTGAGTCGGTATTGAAAGAAAATGAAGATAATTAAATTTTGAGGTGTAAATCATGTTTGTACTAAAAATTGTAACAACAGTATGGCTGGCATTAACCGCATTTGGAACGTTAAGTACTATGTTAGACGAAAAAGAGACAGTTAGCTTGAGACTTCTCGGTGCTGCGGTAATGCTCGGCCAGATACTTGCCATAGCTTTCATGTGGCAGTGA